GGTATACGCGCCAGCACTGAGTTTTTCTATGACCCACAAAAAACCACCCCCACACACTAGAAAGGCCAGCAATCGAACAAAAACCGGCCTAGGAACCGCCAAGAACATGGAGGCCGCGGCGTCGATACTCGGAATCGAGATCGACGTTATACGGCTGGCTAAAGCGAACGGCGCTACCGGCTTCAAGCAGAACGGCAATATCGATCTCGACGTGCTGAAGAAATGGCTACTGGAGCACCCGGAAACATACGAAGAGGCAGCTGAAGGTATCGACGCATCGTTCGAGCGCGCGCTGTGGATCCGGGCCAAACGCAAGACCGAAGAAACAAAGTTGGCCGAGCGAAGAAAAGAACTCTGGCCAATCAACCAAGTAAAGCGCGCATGGGCAGAGCAAATCATCGCGGCTAAAACAAAACTCTACACCGCCGAGAATTCCATCGCCGTCGAGGCAGGAATGCGACTCGGCTTGAAGCCAGAACAAATCACGTCACTGAAAGAAACCGTGATGAAGCACATCCGAACAGCCATTAAGGAACTGTTCCGCGGCGAATGGGGAAAGGCTGAGTGTCCAAGTTGTGGGAAAGGTATTTCGCAGTGATCGACGCGATGCGCCAAGTTATCCGCGAAGACTGGGAGCCAATCTCTGACGATCCGGCTCCGCAGTGGGTCGCCGAAAACGTGGCGCTACCGGCGGATTCTGAACTCAAAAGCTTCGATTTCGAACTGTTTCCGCTCGCGCGGTTCGCACTTGAGCAACTTTGCCACAACGAACACCTGCGCCGATTCACCGAGATGCTATCCGCGCAGGTAGGAAAAACTGTAACCATTCTCGCTTACGTCTGCTGGAAAATCATCAACCGGCCAACGTCAATTGGTTGGTACACGGACACGGGAATCAACGCCAAGCACGATTACAAGACCAAGATTCTGCCGACGCTCGAGTCGTGCGCTAAGGTGGCGAAACTTCTGCCAGCTGACCGCGCGAAGAAAAACAACACGCTTGTCCAGTTCGGTTTCATGAACCTGCGCGTGATGGGCGCCGAGTCGCGCTCAAACCGCGAAGGCAAAACCATTGCGGAGGTGCTGTGTGATGAAGTGCGGAACTATCCACCTGGCGCAATGCAGCAGATTGACAACCGATTCAAAACGGTGACGAACTGGCGACGAGTCCTGTTTTCGTCCGCCGGCGATCTGACAAATGAGCCATGGTTGAGTTTCAAGAAAGGCACGCAACACCTGGGTTTCTGGCCGTGCCCGAAGTGCGGCCACAAGCAAACTTTCCGGTTCGGTCGCAAGGCCAGTCCGCTGTATCCCGGTGCGCGGGAGAAAGGCGGGTTCGTGTGGGCCGACAACGAAAAGACGCACCCCGACGATTTCGTTTACAACTTTCTGGAGTTGCTGCCGACGGTTGAATACGAGTGCGAACAGTGCGGCCAACGATTCAAGGAATCAGACAAGTTGGACCTGATTCGCAGGACTGAATTTGTGCAGACCAACCCGATGGCCGATCCGTCTGATGTGTCCGTGCATTGCTGGGAGGCTTACATGCCGTTCGCTGGGTGTTCATGGGGTAGCATTGTTATGAAGTTCCTGAATGCGCTCGTCGCGATGAAGCAAGGGAGCATCGAACCCATGCGCGTGTTTGTGACGGAGACATTGGGGGAGCCGTGGGAGGATCTTGGCGGCGAAAAACCAGTTGAGGGCGAAATAATGGAGCGCTGCGGCGAGTATGCCATCGGCGAAATGCTTTCCGGGCCCGATGTCACCCTGGTGTTGACCGCAGATTATCAGCACGGCTACGTCGTGTATGTACTCCGACAACACCGCAAGGACGGTTATTCGCGTCTAATCGAGTGGGGAAAGGTGTTGGACTTTGATGAATTACGGGAATACCAGACGGTCAAAGGAGTCAAAGACCGAGCTGTCTGGATCGATTGCGCGTACCGACCGAACGATGTCTATGAAGCCTGCCTGAAATATGGAAGATGGACCACTGGCCGCGGTGGCGAGCGCATTTGGGACGGATGGACGCCAATGATTGGCGACGACGCCGAAGAGTTCACCCGCATGATTGAAGGCGGCAGCGTGAAATCGTTCTGGAAAAGGTCGCTTATCGACCCGGCGGTCGGCACGAGCGAGCAGGGGCGCCGCTTGATTCCGCGCTACTCATGGTCGAATAATCACTACAAAGAGAAGCTTTACATTTATACGGTTCACGGGCGTGGCTTACCTTGGGAAATTCCGAAGAACATTGACCGCGAGTATGTCAAACAACTGTCGGTCACAGAGCGGATTCCAGTAACAGATGCGTCGGGACAGATCATCGGCCACGAGTGGAGAGAGAAAGGCCGACATGACGCGGGAGACTGCGAGCTTGAGCAGTTGGTGGTCGCAGATATAGCGGCGTTGGTGAGACCAAAATAAAAATGCCAAACCTTTTTGACCGCGACGGCGCGATTGACTTCGATTACAACGCGATCGACAGGGAGGAAACTCCAAAGGATGCCGTTGCAATGGCGGCGGAGGCGTTCACGTCAGTCATGGACTGGATCACCAAGGGAGGCAAGGCGAAGCAGTCGGGCATCGTCTTGAGAACGCACGTTTGGATATGGGTCGTGCGCCCGGAATACTTCAGGTGTGCCAGTGAAGAGGCGATGGCTAAGAGGCTCGGCGTGCTTCAAGAAGCGTTTGCGCGCGAAGTGACATCTTTTCGGAGCCGATTCGGCTTCAAAAACCGCCTGATGAAATCGGATGAACACCGCAAAAAAATCGCCATGTCGATCAGCAAGTGGCACGCAGACGCCTTTGATGTGCCAATAAAGCACAAATGACATTGTTAGTAGCCGATCCATGGTAGATGGCTCGACCATTCTACAACGGCTTCACCGCGGCAGAGGTTGATACCCTGCTTTCCGAGGCAAAAACCGCTTTAACGGCGGTTTTGCTCGGGAAGTCCTACACTCTCTCGTCTGGGAATTTCCAGCGAAACGTCACAAGGGCCGACGAGCAGTGGCTTGTCGATTTAATCGCCAAACTTGGCGATGCGAAGGATTACCTCGCGCGCGGAAGTAAAAACATCACCCACACGCTCGCGAAGATCGTATGAGCGTCTATGTTCCCTCACGTTTCGTCCGCGTGATCGACGATTTGATTGGTGTTATCGCTCCAAAATCGGCGCTGGAACGACATATCGCGCGACAGAGGCTTCATCTTTTCAGGTACGAGGCAGCGTCGTCATCCCGGGAGCGGCGGACGTCGTCGGCTAGTTTGGGATCTCCTGAGTCGTCTGGCTACCAGCGAGACCGTGTCCAACTCGGAAAAGACGGTCGAGACCTGGCGGAAAACGGCGATTTAGCGGCTGGGATTCTTGGAAAATTCGAAAATCACGTCATCGGATCGCTTCGCTATCAGGCGCGCACGGGCGATGACACCTACGACGGAGAAATCGAAGAATATTTCGGGGATTGGTCGAGGATATGCGATCTCACTGGGCGCCATTCATTCCACCAGTTGGCACAACTGGGATTGCGCGAGGTTCTTGCGATTGGAGACGAGGGAACTGTGGTGGTGCGCGACGGCGGGCGGTTGCTGCTAGCGGGAATCGAGGCTGATCGCATCGGAAATCCGCACGAGTCCAGAGCTGAGGAGAATTATGTCGGTGGAATTTTGCTCGATGAGTTGAAGAGGCCGAAGGCGTATCGCGTGTACAACCGAACGGTAACTGGCGCTTACGAGAACCCCGTAGAAATCCCAGCGCACAGCTTCATTCATGTGTTCAAACCGCGACGCTACGACGAATACCGCGGCATCAGCGCGTTTCATCCGGTGATAAACACGGTGCGGGACATCAAAGAGATAGTTGAGTTCGAAAAACTCGCCGTAAAATGGGCATCATGCCAGACCGGCGTTGTGTCGTCGGACGCAAAAGGACCAGACGTGGCGGATTATTACGAAAGCGGAACCTATCCGAACTCTGGCACTGCGCAAAGGATTGAGGAAATCACACCTGGGCGTGTGAACTACATTCCGGAGAATGGGCGCTTTGAGCAGTTCAAAATCGACCGACCTGGGGCCGCGTGGCAGGGGTTTCTTCAACTCCTGATTCGCCTATACGCCGCCGGACTGAATCTTGACTACGGCTTTGTGTTCGATATGAGCGGCTTGACCGGGCCGGCGGCTCGGTTCGTGTCCGAGCAGGCGAAACGGACATTCCAAGGCTGGCAGCGGCTTCTCGAGGACAAGAAACTTAACCGAATCAAAAACTTGGTCATCGCCAATGGCATTGCCAACGGCGACTTGAAGGCCAAGCCGAACTGGATGCGAGGCGTGTGGCAGTTCCCGGCTCATCCGACGATCGACATAGGCCGCGAGAGCGCCGCGAATCTGAACGAGAATCGTCAGGGCATCAAAAGCATGGACACCATTCTCGGGCCCGAGGGATTGGACGGCGGCGAGGAGCGTGAGAAAATCGCTCAAGAGGCAGCGGACTGGCTCAGGCTATCGAAGAAACACAATGTGCCAGTCGAAATGATGCGCCTTCTCACGCCGAATGGGAACGAACTTCAGACTGATAAACAAGGGGGGGCAACCCGCGAGACGGCGACGGAGACGGGGTAGTGGGCGAGTAGCTATTGTTAGTAGCGGCTTCCCTTTATGAATGACGAAGGAAACCAACTTCGCGGCGCTTCTTGAAAGCGAAATCGATGCTGATTCAGGGGTTATTCAAGGGGTGTCTGTAATCACCGAGGGGGTCGCGCGCGGCCATAACGTGTTAATCGATCGCACCACGCTTCAGCAAATCAAAAAGTGCGCTGATGCTTTTAAAGGTGGCGTCAAGGTCAAGATGAACCACTGGAGCGGCGTTGAAAGCATTGTTGGAGCGCTTCGAACCTTCCGGATTAAGGGTAAAAAACTGCTTGCGGACCTTCACTTGCTCAAAGCGAACACGCACCGCGAGGCGATCCTTGAAATGGCGAGAGAACTCCCCGACAGCTTTGGATTAAGCGTGAGTTTCAGCGGTAAAGACGAAGAGAAAGAGGGCTTGATGTATGCCAGATGCGACGAGCTCTACAGTGTGGACATCGTTGAGCAGCCCGCAGCAAACCCAACCGGCCTTTTTGAGCAGAAAGTTAGTAGCGTAAACCTTAATGAACGGAAAAACGATCTTATGGCTACCGAAAACACGCCTGTAACACCACCCGCGACACCCGCGGTGCCGTCCGTCGATCTTTCTTCGGTCCTTACTCAACTTCAGCAATTGAGCGCCGACGTCAAGGCGCTGAAAGCTGCGGCACCGCAAGACCCGGACAAAAAGCCGCTTTCAGAAATGACCGCCGGCGAGCTGAAAAACTTGGTGACCGCCGAATTTGCGACGCAGTTTTCGAAGGTTGGAATCACACCTGGAACGGCGGCTCCAAACCCAACAGCGCAACCCGCACCGCCCGCCGCACCTCCGCCTGCCAAAAAGGAATTTTCCGCCATTGTGGCGGAGAAAGTTACCGGCGGCATGAAAAAGTCTGAGGCCATCACTTGGGCAATCGACAACCACCCGGCGGAATACGCCGAAGCTCGGGCCAAAGGAATTAAACTCTAAGAAGCTATGGGCGCAGTAAACGAAACAGGTTACAAGACGTTCACCGCAACAGCCGCCGCGATCGCTAAGAACGTTCGCGTAGTGTGCGACAGCGATGGAAAAATCTCCGCCGCTGGTGTGAGCGACGACTGGATCGGAACGACTACCGAAGATGTCGCCGCGAGCGGAACTGGCACCGTGCGGCTTCGCAATTCCCAAGGCACCCACTTTTTCACCGCTTCGGCAGCCATAACGCGCGGAGCCAAGCTTTACGCCGCCGCGTCTGGCAAGGTGGACGACGGCTCGACCGTCGTTGCCGGTGGCGCCCCAATTGGATTTGAGGCGAACGAGGCCGCAACCGCTGACGGTGATATCATCGAATGCATCCCATCAAACCACGTCCCGCTCGAAGGCATCCCTGTTATCATGGCGCTGCCGATCGTGTTGGCACAGATTACCAGCGCCGGGGACGTTCTCACAAATTTCACACCAGGCTTCGCTGGTAAGATCGTTGGACTCGACTTCGCGGTTACAGTGCCTGTTACAACCGCGTCGAAGGCCGTAACTCTGAACGCCGAAATCGGCACCACAAATTTGACCGGAGGCACTGTCGCGTTGACATCTGCGAACTGCACGCCACTCGGCGCAGTTGTGGCGGGTGCTGCAGTCACGGCGGCCAACGTTTTCACGGCGAGCGACACCATCAGCATCGAGGCTGCATCGGTTACGGCGTTCGCAGAAGGCGAAGGGGTTCTCTACATCAAGATGCGGGCCCTGTAATCACGAACTTTTTAACTACAAGAACCTATGGCATCAAGTGACGCAGCTGCAGTTTTAAGGTCCGACATCAACACGCTGGTGCAGGAAGCCGCGAGCATTGACCAAATGTTCGTTGGCCTTCGTGTATTTCCCGTGTGGGAAGTCCCCGAAAAGGATGGTCATTGGCCAAAGTTTCGGCTCGGCAAGGGCGAGCTTCTGAACGATGACGCGACGAAAAGAACCCCCGGCGGAGGGTACGGACGCGTCACTCGCATCTACGAGAACGACAACTACGCCTGCGAAGACTACGGCCTCGAGGAATTGGTTGACGACACCTACCGGGCTGACGTTCGAAGGTTTTTCGCCGCTGAAGTCACAGCGGCTCAGCAGATCCGTCGGCAACTGATGATCGCGCACGAAGCGCGCGTCTCTGCGGCCGTCATCAATGACAGCACCTTTACCGCAACCGCAGCAGCGGTGAACTATACCGAGGCGAACATTGCAACGATTGACCTTGTTCGCGATGTCGTCGGTGCGGTCGGTCGCCTGAACGACAAAGGCGTGATCCCTAACACAATCATCATGAGCAAAAACGTGTTCAATCGCGTGCGTCGCTCGACGCTCTTGCTCGACTATTTGCGCGGTGCGCGCGCGGACGATGCGAAGAACCTCGCCAGCGCTCAAGACATCGCAAACGTGTTCAACAACGAGGGAATCACGCAATGCCTGGTTGGCCGAGCGCCGAAGAATAGCGCGAAAAAAGGCCAGGCATACAGCGCAACTGGCATTTGGGCCGACACGCACATCTGGGTCGGCTTGGTGGTCGGAGGCGATCCAATGGCTGGCGGCGCAGGGCGCACAGTGTCATGGAGCGCAGACGGAGGCGTGTTCACGTCGGAAAGCTACCGCGATGAGTCGCGCCGATCTGATGTTGTCCGAGTCCGACAGAACGTTGACGAGAAAGTCGTTGACGCGACGAGCGGCGAGCTCATCACGACCAATTACAGCTAATTTGCGTAGGGGTTACTGGGACGCATAACGGAGCTAGGGAGAATAGGGAAGCTTCACAGCCCACGCTTCAAGGCAACTTGGGCGTGGGCTTTTTAGCACAATGCCGACACTGCTCGACCAAGCAAAAACTGATCTGGCCATGATGGTCCGGACGGAAGATTTCGCCGAGTCTGTGACATATACGCCGTCGGGCGGATCAGGTTCTGCGGTTAAGGGGCATTTCGAGGAGTATTTCCAGGTTGTTGATCCAGTGGACGCCGGCGTTGTGACTACGCATCCGGCTTTCATCGGCAAAACCGAGGATATGTCGACCGCAAAGAAGGGCGACACCATTACCCGGAGTTCAGTCACCTACAATGTGCTCCGGGCTGAGAAAGACGGCATGGGCAACAATGGGATGATAACCCTAATCCTCAGCCGCGACGCAATCCACAGCTAATGGCCAATGAAGTCAGGCAACGAATTGTCAACGCTGTGGAAACCCGACTGCGGGGAATCACCACAGGTAACGGCTACAACACGAATTTAGGCAACAACCTTTCAGTATGGCGCGACTTGATAAATGCTCCACTGGACCCGAGCGAGCTGCCGGCGGGCAGCATTTGGGACACGGAGGAAGAGACATCGGAAATGGTGTCGTCGCGTCACGAACACAGGTTGATGTTCGAGGTGCATGTGGCCGGCGCGACGGACGCGGTTGTGCGACAAATGCTCGCGGACCTTTACAAAGCGATCGGAACGGATCGGCTTTGGGTGGTCGCGGGATCTCAGTTGGCGCAGCGTACAGACCCAGTCGGAAGCCAGATGGGAATTGCGCAGAAGGGAAGCGCAATTGTCGGTGCGACGTTCAAATTTCGAATCGTTTACCGCACCGCCCCATTCGATCAGTCAACACTCAAGTAAGCGCATTATGAAAATCATTTTTACCGGAGACGTTGGGCCGACAGGCGAGCTTTACGACCCGGTCACGCAAATGACGTTCCCGTTTCGCAAGGGCGAAGTTATCGACGTGCCGGATCCGGTCGCGCGCGGTGCCACGGCGAACGGCTTGTGGAAGCGGGTTGATCAGCCTGCCACGTCCGGCACTGCTTCCACCGGAACGCAATCAGAACCAACCAAAAGGTAATTTATGGCTGTCGGCATTGGCATTAACACGGTGTTCGGGTTTGCGCCTGAATCGACTTACGGAACGTACGTCGCCGCTGCGAAGTTCCTCGAAATTCAAAGCGAGAACATTAAGCGATCCCAAATGAGGCTCTCGAAACCGTCGCTGCGACGGGCGAGCGCGGATCATCGGGTGCTCGGTAAAAAATCGGTTGGGGGCGGATTTGAATTCCAGTTTTCGTATTCCGGCGCTGAGCTCTTGCTGAAGCACGTTCTCGGGACCAACACAACGACAGGATCCGGGCCGTACACGCACACAATGACTGGCGCAATCGCGTTGCCCACTGGACTATCGTTCTACGTGGGGCGCGACCAGGCCGCAATCAGCGGCAGCACGGCGTTTCGCTATGAGGGGTGCAAGATTTCAAAGCTAACGCTGACGCAAAACGCCGAAGAGTTCCTCATGGCTGCGGCTGAAGTCGTCGGCGAGGACGGATCACAGGCCGCGGCAGAAACCCCGACATACCCGACGTTCAGCGGCGCAACGTGGGACAATTTCTCGTGCGAAGTCGATGACGTGGCTGTCGGCGTGGAATCGGCAGAAATTACCTTTGTGAACAATCTCGCCACTGGTCGCCACAACCTTGGCACGGCCACGCAGCGGGAACCATTGCGCAACAACGTGCGAGACATCACCGGCTCGTTGACGCTCGAGTATTCCGACGCAACACAATCGATTTTCGCGAACACGCGCAGTTTGACCACGAACAAACTGGAATTGATTTGGACAAAGTCGGCCAGCGAGTCCCTCACAATCACGCTGCCAACCGTGCAATGGGAGGGTGAAGACCCAGAAGTGTCAGACGGTGGGCCGATCAAGTTCAAACTGAACTTCAGAGCGTTCCTGAGCACCACCGAAGGCGACGAATGCTCGCTCGTGTTGGTTAACGGAGTCTCGTCCATCCCGTAATGAATCCGACGCGGAAAAAGCTGACTTTGCCGAGCGGGGCGACGTGTGTGATTAGAGCTCTATCGCTCCGCGAGAGATTGTCCTTCCAGAAGGGGCCGCCGAGGCCCGAGGGCAAACCCGACGGCGAGCAGCAAGGGGGAGAGGATGTTGAGTTTGGATTTAGGATTCAGGAGATGATCTTACTTCAAGTCTGCCAAAGCATTCTCCTGTCAGACGGGCGGGAGGCGGAGATTATTCCGGCAACTGTGAAGCCGCTTCACAGGTTGGAGAGCCAGATTGCCGTTGATGAGTTCGACCAAGCCGACGCTGACGCGATAGTCCGCGGGGTATTCGAGATGTCAGGAATACAGATCGGAAAGGAGGCGGCCAAAGCCGCACCTACCTTTCCTGAAGAAAAAGCGGTTCCTGGTCAACCTGGACAGGGTAGCGCAGAGATACAGCAAGCTCCCCACGGAACTGCTTAATCTTCCGGTCCAGGAATGGGAGATAAACCTTGCTGTAGCTGAGGCTGGGTCAAAGCAGGACGAGCAGGACTTCGAACGGGCCAAAAGATCGTAATCCAATGGTCTCAATCTCTCACAATATTGATGTTGCGGCGAGGAAGCTTCAGGCCTATCCGAAGCAAATCCGCTTTGCGGCGTCCCGCGCCGTGAACGACACCGCGAAGGACGTTCAAGACTTCACGGTTAAGACGCTTCTTCCTGCAAAGTTCACGCTTCGATCGCGTGGCGCGCCATGGTGGAAGCCTGGAACGAGGATGGGATTTAATATTCGACCGTTTTCGAAGCCGTCCACGCTGACCGCAATAGTCGGCAGTCAAGCTGACTGGTTAAAGCTCCAAGAACAGGGCGGGACCAAAAAACCAGACAGCGGCAAACGGCTTGCGATAGTCTCCGGGGCTCGACCGACTCCGACAGCTGTAATTCCGAGGCAGGTAAAACCGAAACGCTTGCTCTCAGGAAGAAAACCTAAAGGGTTTGTAGTCACAACCGAGAAGGGTTCTGGGATTTTTGTTCGCGCTGGAGACGATGTGAAGATGATGTACTGGCTCAAGCCGACCGCAATCATAAAGCCAGTCCTTCAATTTCTTCCAAACGCAATGGCTGTTGTGACGAAATCCTTCCCAAAACATTTCGTGAAACGATTCACTGAAGCGATGAAGACGGCGAGATAGGTAAATTATATGCCGAACGTTGCAGAAATCGTAATTCGCGCCTTCGACCAGAGCAAGCCAGCCTTCGCCTCTGCGAATAAGAGTCTTAAGGATTTGGCGCAAGTTGCCGCCGACGCGAGGACTGCACTTGCCGGCGCAGCCTCGGGATTTGGAGCGGGCTTGTTAGTTCGCGAGATTGTGTCTGCGTCTGCAACATCCGAGCGGTTCAGCAACGCGCTGAAAACCGTATTCGGAACAAGCCAAGCCGCAGCTCAAGAAATTGGATTCTTAAAAGACCAATCACGAAGGCTGGGGTTGGATCTGGAATCTACAACGAAGGCATACGTTTCTCTGAGCGCCGCGGCCAACGGCACATCACTGGAGGGTGAAAAAGTTCGTGAAATCTTCCTTGGTGTCAGTGAGGCGTCAACGGTTTTAGGGTTATCCGCCGAACAGACAGAGGGCGCCCTGCAGGCGATCCAGCAGATGATAAGCAAGGGGACTGTGCAGGCTGAAGAATTGCGCGGTCAACTCGGTGAGCGACTTCCTGGCGCCTTTCAGATCGCGTCCAAAGCAATGGGGGTGACGACTCAGGAGCTGGGTAAAATGCTTGAGCAGGGTCAGGTAATCTCGTCTGACTTCCTTCCAAAGCTTGCGCAAGAGTTGAGAAACACATTTTCAGAATCGGCAGTCAAATCGTCCGGGTCGTTGACTGCTGAATTCAACCGACTGAAAGCAGCGATGTTCGAACTGAAGGTGGCCGCCGGGGATGCTGGCGTGACCGGCGCAGTCAAGAAGCTTGTTATTTCGGCAACCCAATTTGCATCTTCTCTTGCCAAAAGCGAGTCAGCGATGCTGGCGATGGCGTCGGCAACAAAAGTTGCCGGCACAGCGCTCATAGCTCTCGCCGGCCAAATGGCTCTCGTGCGTGTTTGGTCTGCTTCGGTTGCGCTATTCGGCGCGCAGTGGCTGAAAACAGCCGCGGACGTGAGGGCGGCGGCTGTGCTCATGGCGACTTCCACTGTCACAGCCTCAGCGTCGATGGTTGCCAGTCTCGCGGGAATCACTGCGGCGACATGGGCTGTGGTTGAGGGGTATCGGGCAATCAAAGCGGAATCGAACCTGAAGGAATCCACAGAGGCGTTAGCGCAACAGAACGACAAGCTTCGCCAAACTATTGAAGCCGGCCTTGAAATGAAGGTTAAGGCTGGATCACTCTCAGAATCTGACGCAGCGAAACTTAAATCTGAGATTGCGGCGGCGTTCACCCCAAAAAAATTCAGCCTGTCTGATGCGAAGTTACCGCTCCATAACTTTCCCTCTGGGGGTCAAGTCCTGAATCGCGATACCGCTGCTGAGCATTCAAAGTTAATGGAGATCAGCCGTCAGCACTTAATACCGAGAGCGCCCGACGGCAGCCTGGCTTCCGGTGGAGATCTGTTTTCGGCGGGAGAAGCCGATAAAGCAGCGAGCGTCTTTGCGAAGATTCGATCTGAGTATCAGGAGGCTACGAACACAAAACTCCAGTTACTTTTCCTAGAGCGTAGACAAACCGATGAGCTTTTAAAACAAATGCGAGGCGACGAAGAGGAGACAGCCATAGCGCGCCTCCAGCTTTTCGCCACTTACGATCGAAAAATCGAAGACGAGAAGCAGAAGATCCACCAAGAAGAAATAAAGCGAATCGCGCAGATTTCAGAGTTGGCGCGCCGGATGAGAATGGAACGGCTGAGCGGAGCCGCCCTTGAAATGGCTCAAGCGGACTCCGAGCACTCACAAAGGCTGGACCAAATCAGAGAACTTTTGGCGTCCGAAGAAGAGAAGCGCGCCTTAATCGAGGAGGCGGAAGTGGGCCGCAAGGCTCGACTGCTCGAAATCGATGCTGAGTATTACGAGAAGGTTCAGCAACTTAGAAACAGCGTCCACTTGGCGACGCTAAACGAATTCGACCAGCAACGAGCCGCGGCTGAAGAACAGCTGGCTCAAAGGTATAACCAAATCGGTCAGTTATCACTCACCGAGGAGCAGGCTCTCGAATTGATGAAGCAGGCGCACGGCGCATACGCAAGAGAGGTCTCTCAAGTTCGGAAACAGGAAGATGCAGCGAGGTTTGAGTCTATCTCCAATTACGCTTCTCACACCGCCGCGGCATTCGGAAACCTCGCCAGCGTGGCTCAGGCGTTCGGGAAGAAAGGCTGGAAGGCGTTCAAAGCGTTCGCCTCTGCTGAAGCCGTAGCGTCAGCGCTCGCGGGCGCGACTCGAGCCTACAAGGATGTTCCGTGGCCGCTCAACATCGTGGTTAGCGCTTCAATCTTGGCGGCAGGCATGGCCAATGTTGCCCGCATCAATTCTACCGAACCGGTTGGAGTGGCGCATGGCGGTTTAGATTTCGTTCCCCGGGAGGGGACATTTCTGTTGCAACGTGGGGAGCGCGTCATCCAACCGCGGCAGAATGAGCAACTGACGGAGTTTCTTGAGAGCCGAAGACCTGAGAGCGGCAGAATGGTCTCCGTCAACATTTACCTCGACCGCGATGTTCTGGCCAAGGGTATCGGT